GCAACACTAATAGAATTGGGGTGGATACCAGTATACCAAATTTCAGGAATTATAGCAGGGGGCTTCCAGTTGTTTGCCGTTGCAAGGCAGGATATTAACCTGCGTAGAAATGCATCTTTTTTGAGTTTTGTGGTTTTTACTATGACAATCGTGCTGTACGGCAGTTGCGGTTATTTTGCTAAAAGTGCAAGTCACTGGGGCTGGGTTGTTTTGTGGCTTTCTTCATTAAGCAGCGTTAAAAGGGTAACAACAGAATACTACCACAGGAAATGGAACAACAAGGTATAATCATTGCAATAGTAACCGCTCTTACAAGCGGTGCAGCTTGGAAGTTTTGGGAACAAAAGATGAAGGCTAAACAGCAAGAGAAAGAACAAAACAGGGCAGAGGACTTTGCATATCGTGATGACCTTAAAAGCAGGGTAGCTAGGTTAGAGCAGTTACTGGAGGAAAGCAATACAAAGGTATTAGAGCTTACAGCAGAGGTCCACGCCCTGCGCACGGAAGTGGGGTTTTTAAAAAGAGAAAACGATAGGCTAAGGGGATGATAGATAGAGTTACAAAGAGTTGGAAAACAACTGCAGTAGGTGCAGTGTTATTTGCTGCAGGTATTACCTTAGTGGCTATGGAGAAAGCAAGCCTTACAGAGGCTGGCACTTTCTTTGGCGTAGCATTTGTATTATTTTTTTCTAAAGACAAATTAAATGAATGACACTGATTTCGGCTTTGCTGATGGCTTTGAGGACTTTGTAGATGAGTTAACTAATGACAAGGCCAATGATAAGGCCTGTAGCATTGATAACCCAGATTGTGAGGCATGTGGGAGTTAATAAAAAGGGGAGCAGTTCTGATAGGGCTGCTTTTTTTACTTCAGGGGTGTGGTGCGAAGTGGCACCTGAGGCGTGCAGTTGCAAAAGACCCAACGATACTAGAGCAGGTTGCGGTAAAAGTTGACACAATAGTAGTAACAGAAATTAAGGCTGTACACGATACTTTAGTGCTTAACCAGTATGATACCATAGAAATAGAAAGAAATGGCGTTAGAATACAGCTAAAGCGTATTCACGATACAATACAGGTTACTGCTGAGTGTCTACCAGACACGATACAAGTAACACAGGTTGTTAAAGTACCGCAGGTGGTGTATAAGGAAAAGGAATTCAAAGTTATTGACATAGCCTTGATACTCTCAATTATTCTAGCGACCTTTGCTCTTATTAAATTTCTATTTAAGAAATAAATAGATATATTTACTTGTGTTACACACAAGATATATGACTAGAAGACAATACAACCTAGCTATAGAAAGGAAAGAGGTTGATGATGATTACCATAACCATTTCTTGTCTCACTTTGGGTTTTACGATGAGCATCCTTCCGATTACGGCTTTAACAAATACTACTCTACACCTTATGACATTCAAGGAGGCTCAAAGGATTAGTGCTTTACTTAATGAGGATAACTACCACGCATGGGCAGTTGATGGCTTTCATGTTAGGTTTCTTTTAGATGGGGTAATGTATGAGGTTAAAAAAGCAAAGCAGCAGCCTAATGAGAAATAAAGAGATAGATGCCATATTACATAAGATGGCAATGTTATACCAGAATATAGGTATAGATAGCACAGAGGCCGAGCGTGATAACGCTAAGGTACAAGAGTTGGCATACATAGCACAGATAGCTTATATAGATGCTGAGTATGCATCAAGGTTGTTATATGGTTGACCACACTAAAATAGAGGTACACTTGGGTAAGATACCCAGCCTTAATAAGTTTTACTCCTCACCCCACTGGACATTCCGTAGTAAGGAGAAAAGCAAGTGGCGTGCTGTAGTTATGGAGCAGTTAGATTACGACTTTCAGTTTGAGTATTGCGTAATTACTGCAAAGGTTAATTACCGCTATGACTTAGATAACTGCATTATGGCAGTTAAATTCACACAAGATGCACTGGTAGAGGCAGGCTTAGTTAAGGATGATAACAAGAAATTCATCAAGGCTGTACGCATAGAACCAGCAAGCGATATACCCAAAGACACATCTGTCATTTTAATAGAGGGTAAAATTTTTAAATAAAATTTGTAGGAGAAGTTCTTTTTTTTATTCCTTTGACTTGTTAAACAAAAACAAAGAGCAATGAGAAATTTTAAACAATACCCAGTAACCATAAATGGCCTGCAGTTTTTTGTGCAGTATTTAGGTAGCCAAGTAGAGGGCCAACTTAAGTGGCATATTACATCACCAGATATTATTGATATTGACCAAGATATAGACACGCTTTGGCACACAAAGCAAGAGGCTGTACAGGCGATACAAGAATTAGTAGCGTAAATAAATAAAGCAATGAATACAGAAAACATTTACCAAGTCCTAGATGACTTAGAAACCTTTGCTGCTAACATAGGCAGCGAATGGATGAAGGAGCGCCTAGCTATGCTAGAGGCTCAAATTGCAAACCTAGAAAATCAATCAACATTATGAAAACAGCAAAAGTAGTATCAGTGTCTCCAAAGGGGGACTTTGCCTTTAACGGCAAAACATTTTACAAATTCTTTGTAACGCTAGACAATGGCGATAGCGGAGAGTACAACAGCGTTAAGGCAGACCAAGATAAGTTCGTTGCAGGCGCAGAGGTTGAGTATGAGATTACTAGCAACCAGTACGGCAATAAGATTAAGCCAGTATACAATGCTGGAGGTGGTGGCTACAGCAAGCCTAGTTACTCAGGTAACAATGATGACAAGCAGAAAATGATTGTTAAGCAGTCGTGCTTAAAAGCAGCAGTTGATTTGCTAAAGGATAAGGGTGCTAAAAGCACAGATGTACTTAAGGTTGCTGATGCGTTTGTGGAGTGGGTTCTGGAACAGCCCAAGCAGGAAACAAACTACAACACGCATTTCAGCAGCCGAGAGGAGAAAATAGAAACAGCGCAAGCCATTGCAAGTGGCGAGCCAGTAGGTGATGACTTACCATTCTAAATACTCGTGTTAAGTAGTAAAGAGGGGTTGGCAATTATGCCGCCCCTTTTTTTTGACCCAATAAAAAAAGATACCTACATTCACGACTATGATACACAAGCACATTATAAAATCCGACCAAACCCTACGCTACTTAGAGAGAGCAAGAGAGGGCAAAATTAGCGAGGCCTCAAGGTTTGGGGTTCCTGAAATAGATGACTTTTTACGCTTTAAAAAGGGCAACTTTATTGTTGTTACTGGACATGCCAATGTCGGTAAGACACACACGATGAGTTACCTGCAGTTGTTACACACATTAGAGAACGGCACTAAGTGGCTTATTTACTCCAGTGAGAACGAGGTCCAAAGCCTACAGCGTAAGTTAATTGAGTTTTTGGCTGGCAAGCCAATAAACCAAATAGATGAGCAAACCTTCTGGCGGCACCATGCCTTTGTAGAGGGCCACTGGGCCTTTATAGATAGCGAGTTAATAGTAAATGCATTTGAGTTGCTAGAGATAGCTAGGGAGGTTTATGATGCTTGGGAGTTTCAGGGTATGATGATTGACCCTTACAACAGCCTTACCATACGCAAGGAGGACTTAAAGGGGATAAGCACCCACGATTACCATTATGAAGTAACAAGCTATATTAGAAAGTTCTGTAAGGAATATGGTGTTACTACCATACTAAACACACACCCAGCAACAGAGGCCCTTAGAAAGGTGCATAAGGCAGGACACGAATACGCTAACCACACAATGCCACCTATGGCGAGTGATGTTGAAGGAGGCGGTAAATTTGTCAACCGCTCAGATGAATTCTTTGTAATCCATAGATACACGCAGCATGCACAAGATTGGGTATACACGGATATACATGTGCGCAAGGTTAAAGAGTTGGAAAGTGGTGGTAGGCCCACGCCATTAGATGCTCCAGTAAGGCTAGCCTCAACGGCAGGCAATTGTGGCTTTACAATAAATGGCTTAAATTTAGTAACTAAAGAAAGACAAATAGATGAATCTCCATTTTGAGGGTAACAGGCTTTACTATATGGAAAAGGAAGCTGAATTGCACAGGGCGCTAGATTACTTAAGCAAGGAATTAAGCGATAGGGAGGCAATGACTAAGGAGCAGTTGTGGGATGTTTTCCATATTTGCGCAGATACTTCTGCAGTGTATAGGCACATTACAGACTACTTCACTACACTGGACAAATTGATACTAGATGCTCGCATAACTAATGACAAGTTAAAGCAGGAGTTGTACGACTTAAAAAAAGAGAACACACGCCTTAACAAGGCGCTTGAAAATTA